ACTTTCACAGTCACAGGTCTAAGCACATTAAGTGGCTTGGCTTATCCGACAGCAGACGGAAGCAACGGTCAGGTATTACAGACCAACGGCTCAGGAACATTATCTTTTGCTACTGTTAGCGGAACGACAATAAACAACAACGCTGATAACAGAATCATAACTGGTAGTGGTACTGCTAATACTTTAGAGGGTGAAGCTAATTTTGTATTTGATGGACAAAATGCAGGAATAGGAGTAAGCACAGTTGATAACACTTCCTCTGCTTCACACACACTGCAACTTGCTTCAGTTACTGATAATAATTGGAGTGGTAGCTTGTTGCTTACTTCAGCAGATGCTTCAAGCATATATTCAAGAATCGTTGCTTCAACAGATGGTCTTGATTTAGTAAATACAAAGAACACTAATATGCGGTTCTTTACAAACAACACAGAGGCATTGAGAATAAACTCTAACCAGCGAGTATCTATCGGAACTACAATATCTTCTGAAGCAAAACTAGACATAAGAGATGCAGTAACTGGTACATGGATTACTAGAATGGAAAACACCAGTGCTGGTGATGGTATGTTGCTTATAACAGCAGCTACCTTAGGTTCAAATGCTACTTCAAATATTCTTGATGTTAGGAGTGGTGGGACAAGCTATGGAACTAACCAAGCATTTAAAGTTGATGCAACCAATACTTGTTATATTAATACTACATCCATTTGGGGTTCCGCAGGAGCCCACGCATTAGCCATTCAATTTAGCGGTAACAAAGGAACTGGCATAGGATTTAAGCAATATAGCTCGTCTGCTACCGTATATCCAATGCAATTTTTCAACAGTGGAGCAGGTTCAGCAGGTAGTATATCTTATGTATATTCAAGCACTTCTTTCAATACTTCATCCGATTATAGGTTAAAAGAAAATATACTAGATATGCCAAGTGCTACTAACATGGTAAAAGCACTAAAACCTAAAACTTTTGAATGGAAAGTTGATCCTGATGATACAAAGCAATATGGTTTTCTTGCCCATGAAGTTCAAGATGTTTTTCCAAATGCGGTAGTAGGTGATAAAGATGCTATGCACCCTGCTGTTCTGTATGAAGCTGACGACAAAGAGGTTATTGCAGGAGATAAAAATGAAGGCGATGTCAAAGAAGCAGAAAAGATAAACCCACAACAAATAGACCATAGCAAATTAGTGCCGATACTTGTTAAGACTATACAAGAACTAGAAGCTAGAATAACAACACTGGAGAGCAGTTAATGGCAAACACTAAGATCACATCAAGAGTTATAGCAGATAATGCAGTAGGAATATCTGCCCTTGCTGTTTCCGATGGCTCTGATGGGCAAGTTCTTACTACAAATGGTAGTGGCACTCTATCATTCTCAACTGTTAGCGGCACAACTATAAATAATAATGCTGATAACAGATTAATTACAGGTAGTGGCACTGCAAATACATTAAATGGTGAAGCTAATTTAACCTTTGATTCTAGTTTAGTTATCACTAAATCAGAGGGGGCAGCTAATTCATTAAATGATCAAATAAGTTTAGAGCATACAAGTGGCACAACTGGTTATCATATAAAAACCATAAGAGCAGCTGCCAATGATAATCCTGATGGAATAGCTTTTGTTGAAAATACAACAGAAAGAATGAGGATTAGAGGTGGAAATGTTGCGATTGGAACTGATAGCCCTAGTACAGCAATTCCTTTAACTGCTTATTATAGTGGCACTAGTCAGTTTAATATTGGTGGTCCACAAAGCGGTATCTCTAATAATGTTTATTATAATGGTTCTGCTTATGTAAATAGAAACACTAGTGCAGGTGGATCACTACTACAAATGGGTACTGATGGTACTTTTGCAATGAGGAGAGCAACATCAGGTAGTTCACCTACATTAAATTATTCACTGTATATAGACGCTAACGGAGTTGTATCTGCTCCAGCAGGGATAGCTCTTGGTCTAGGAGAAGCAGTAACTACTGCATCAAATGTTATTGACGATTATGAAGAAGGTACTTGGACTCCAGCTTTTTATACATATAGCGGAGTAACAACATCATCAATTTCAATAGCATCTGCTATATATACAAAAATTGGAAATATATGTCATATACACGCAAAACTAGCCTGTACATTATCTTCATTGCCTGGTCAAACCGTTACTATAACTGGATTACCCTTTGCTTCAGTCGCAAGTAACACATACTCAATCATAGCTATAGGTGGACATACTTCAAATTCAGGTGCAAATACTCCTAAAGCACACTTTAGAACAAATGGTTCTCAACTGGACGGAGTATATTATAATGCAAGTAGCAATACAGCGTATTGGACTTACTCTAGTATGGACGCCCAACCATTTGAGATGAGCATACATGGATTTTACACAACAACATAATAATTATGTCTATCGGAGATAGGCACGGACAGGAGAAAAAATGGCATTAACAAAAGAAACAATTGAAGACAAAATAGAAATTGTAGGAGACTACAAAACTATACAAATAAGAACAGCTACGATTATCAAAGAAGATGGCGTAGAAATAAACAGATCTTTTCATAGACGCACATTAGAGTGCATAGCATCAGAAAAGAACGAGGACAACTCTTGGACTCATAATGATACAGATGTATCAAGCGAAAGCTCAGAGGTTCAAGGCATAGCTACAGCAGTTTGGACAACAACAGTCAAGAACGCTAAGAAAACAGCTAACGAGAACGCATAAATGGCAAACACAGTAATACCAAGTGAACTCCTAGCAGACAGCAGTGTCGCTACGGCTAAGATTGCGGATGATGCAGTAAGCGCAGACAAGTTAGCATCTAATGCTGTAGTAACGGCTTCAATAGTTGATGATGCGGTAACAGGCGCAAAGATAGAAAACGCTGTAACGATTGCTACTTCTGTTACAAGTCCATTGGTAGACGGACAGAATTTTAAGATCAACGGCGGTCAAGGCTCGGACGGACAGTTAATGACATCCACAGGCTCAGGCGTAGCTTGGGAAGATGCCCCTGCTGGTGGACCTACATTTAAAACATTTGGTACTTCATCATTCATGGTTGGTGATGATGCTACAGGTACTATCAATGCAGCTGATTACAACACTGGTGTAGGTGTAGATGTATTTGCGGCTTTAACAGAGGGTGATAAAAATGTTGCAGTTGGTTATGGTGCAGCAAAAGACCTTACCACTGGAGTTCAAAACACCGCAGTAGGTGAACAGGCACTAACAGGAGTAACAACAACCAATAATAATACAGCTATAGGATATAGAGCCATGACAGTAGCTGGTGCTGCTGAATGTACAGCAATAGGAACACAAGCCTTAAATGCTTGTTCAGGCTCAGATAATACTGCTGTAGGATGGCAAAGTTTAGTTAATAATTCTTCAGGGTCTAACAATACAGCAGTGGGTTATTGGTCTTTAAAATCAATGGCAACAGGCTCTAGCGGAGTAGCTGTAGGTTGGAAAGCAGGATATAGCATGACTGTGGGTAAAACAGTCGCAGTGGGAAGTGAAGCCTATTACACAGGTACAAGCACAGATGATTCTGTTTTTATAGGAAATCGTGCAGGATTTAATGTTACCACTGGTTATACCAATGTAATTATAGGTGATAGAGCAGGAGAAGATGATCTTACAACAGGATATGCAAATGTAGCAGTGGGTTACAAAGCAGGCAGACACATGACAGGATTTGCAAATGCTTTTGTGGGTTCAGGAGCAGGAAGTGATAATACAGGTTCATACAATACTGTTGTTGGTGCAGGTGCTTCAGTGAGTGGCGCAAGCAATGGCGGTATAACAATTGGGTACGGAGCAACATCAGGAGCAGCAGGCACATACGCAACTCTTGGTTATGGTGGAAGTAAATCTTGGATTTCTTTAGGTGCTACAGGTTGGAGTGGAAGCTCAGACGAAAGGTTAAAAGAAAATATACGACCTAGCAAAGCAGGACTTGCATTTATAAATGATTTAAAACCAGTTAATTTTGATTGGCGCAAAAGAAAAGATATTGATGCTGAATTATCAAATCATAAAGCTGAATCTGATGCTAGGTATGAACAAGATAATCCAATAGGTAAAATTGGTTTTATTGCCCAAGATGTGAAAGCAGCGTTGGACAAACACCCAAATGTAATTTCACATTTATGGGAAGAACAAGATGACGGTACGCAAGCATTGACACCTAATGAATTGATACCTATGTTGGTAAAAGCAATACAAGAACTTTCAGAAGAAGTGGAGAAATTAAAAAATGTCTAAAACTGTAGATCAAATACTTCGTGGCGCAGATGATTCTGTAACTTTAATAAATCAAATAAATAGTGGTGATTTCTCATACTTCATGGAAGGTTATACACAAGCAGTCGTTAATCGCAGAGTAACTGATAATGTGGAATACATTGAAAGCGTGCTTGCATATGAAGAAGTAGAAGCAGATGAAAGAGATAAGTCTAGTTATACAACAGCCATAGCAACAGGCAAGACTTATATTTCCAATAATTCTTAATGATGCTAAGATATTAATTTTACAGGAGTAAGTTATGGCAGAAGCTAAAGAAAACGGAAACACTTTAACCATTGACGGAGTTGCACATGATGCCGACTCTTTCTCAGACGAGGGCAAGCAACAGTTCGTTGAGTTGTCCATTGTTGAGGAGAAGTTAAAGCTATCCAACCAAAGATATAATGAGGTTGTTGTTGACTTGAAATCACAGAACGCTGCAAAGGCTCAATATATCAAAAACATCATGGAGTTAGAGGGCATAGATGCGAAGCAAGAGGATAGCACCGAAGAAGAAACCAGTAGCGAAAAGGGCAATAAAAAAGCCAACTAATGTTACTGCTTTGGAGTTGCACGAACAGATATGTGCAATTCGGTATGAGAACCTAGACAAGAGATTAGAGTCAGGCTCAGCTAGATTCATTCGCATGGAAGCTATGATATGGGGCTTGTATGCCGTGATCGTAGGCTCTTACTTATTAGACAAGGTAGCATAATGGCAGGATTAGTAGTTGACACAGCCCCCACACAAGAACCAGTAACCCTACAGGAAGTTAAGGAATATCTAAGAGTAGATGATGCCACAGACGAGAGAGTGGTAAGACCTTTTATAGAGACTGCTAGACGATTCTGCGAGGAACATACTGGTAGAGCCTTGATGACACAAACCCTTACGCTTTTCCTAGATGCCTTTGAAGATGTAGAAAATCCTTTGTGGGAAGGTGTAAGAACTGGTCCTTACCTAAACTACTACAAAAACTATGTGGTATTACCTAGAGCACCAGTTGCATCTGTGAGCCATATAAAGACCTATGATGATGCGGATGTGGCTACAACCCTCGCAGCTTCAAAGTATTACTTAGACAACGCTAGAGAGCCTGCTAGAGTGGTAATGAGAACAGGTGAGTCATTCCCTACAGCATTACGAGTAGCAAACGCCATTGAGGTTAAATATGTAACTGGTTACACCTCGCAATACAACATTCCTGAACCCATAAAGCTAGGTATCATGCAACACATAGCTTACCTTTATGAACACAGAGGTGATATGTATGATGCGAAGCTACCCTATCCCCCAATGTTGAGATCGCTGTACGCACCTTATGTAATTCATAGAGGGATGGGTTCATCCTCTCTTATGGCTCTCGGTTAAGATGGCTAACAGTATCGGCAAGATGCGATATAGGGTAAAGGTTGAGAGAGCAACCAATACTAGAGATGCAGGCGGTGGTCTAGCACAATCATTTGGCTCTGTAGCTACTATCTACGCAAACATCAAACCTAAGAACGCTAACAGCACCTACAGACAGGGTATGTTGCAGGAAAAGGTTACGCATGAGATAACCATACGCTACATGAAGAACATAGACACCAACAGCAAGATAACATTTGGCACTCGGTCTTTTGCAATCAACGGCATTATCAATGTGGACGAGAGAGATAGATTCCTTACATTGCTTTGCGAAGAAGGTATTGCGATATGAGTGATGGCATTGATCTAAAGATTTCTAACCTTAAAGCATTTAACAAAAAGCTACAGGCAACCTTAGATGATAACAAGGTCAAGGAGTATGTTACTCGTGGCACTATGATGGTACAAAACACCGCTAAAAAAAGCATACTTGCAGGCGGTACTGGTAAAACATACCAAAAGTACGAACCTAGAAGAACACACACAGCATCAGCGCCAAATCAACCACCTGCTAGTGATACTGGATTTTTAGCAAGCCAAATAACAATGGATGTAGATGTAAAACCTAACGGCACAGTTGTAGGTCAGATTATATCT